AAAGAAGATAGCAGAGAAAACTCAAAAGATTTAAAAGAAGCTATTGATGAAATAAAAAACGATATGACAGAACTTGAAGAAAAAGTTGCAAAACAAATACAAAAAGCATTAGAAAATCCATTAAGTAATATGAAATGAAATATATTTTAATTTTATATATTTGCACTATGACTACCGGGACTTGTCCTAGTAGTTCTGTTTCTGGATATCAATTTGATACACATTATGATTGTGTTGAAGCTGGGTATAAATTAGCATATAATAACTACAAGAATTTAGAAGAATTAGAAGAATTAGAAAAAGATTATATTGAGGAAAATAAAATTGTAGTTAAATTTGAATGTAGAGATATTAGGGTAAATGCAATATGAGTAAGATAACACCAAAAACTACCAAAGAGCATATAGTAAATATTTATAATAAAATTGAACTGCTCGAAACAAATCACATACATCACTTGCAACTTGAAGTGAAAAAACTAAATCGAATTTTGTATGGTATTGGGTTTATGGTTGCAACTCAATTCATTGCATGGGTATTAAGGATGGTACAATAATGGATATAGAAACATTAAGAGATGACATAATCAAAGAAGAGGGTGGTGTTATTTTAAACCCATACCAAGATCATTTAGGGTATTGGACTATAGGTGCTGGGCATTTAATTCGTGATGATGAAAAAGAAGAATTAATGAAACCAATAACTCAAGAACGAGCAATAGAGTTATTTATGAAAGATTTTAACATAGCATTAAAAGATATGGAAACATTTACAATGGATATGGATATTGATGAAAATGCAAGAGAGTGTGTAGCTCACATGGTTTTTCAGTTAGGATTACCACGATTGCAAAAATTTGTTAAATTTAAAGAATGCCTTAAAAATAAAGATTATGCAGGTGCGATGGTAGAAATGAAAGACTCAAGATGGTATAATCAAACAACAAACAGGGCAAATCGAATTATTGCCAAAATGCAAAAAAGTATTACTGTTGACGTTTAAATAGGAGATCACATGGTTTTAGGAAAATTATTAAGTGGCGGTACAGTTAAAGCTGTTGCTGGTGTTATTGATGATTTACATACGAGTGAAGAAGAAAAATTACAATTAAAAAATAGATTTGCTGAAATAGAAGCTAAACTTAAAGAAAAGCAAATGTCTATAAACTTGGCTGATGCTTCAAGTAAAGCTGGTGGCATAAGTGGTTTTTTACAACGTGCTTGGCGACCATTGATTGGTATGAGTTGTGCATTAGCAATATTTTGGGAATATGTATTAAGTAAATTTATCTTATTTATTTGTGGGTTGTTTCAATATGAAGTGACAAATATACCACAGATGGATATGGGCACTCTGATGCCTTTAGTCATGGCTTTACTTGGCATGAGTGGGATCAGATCGTTCGAGAAAATGAAGAAAATAAACACCGACAAATGAAAGGAGTAATTTATGGCTAGAAAATTTGTAGAACAGAAAATTACTAAATGGTGGCATGCATTTACGGAACTAAAATCGTGGGTGCAGATAGTGATAGCGGTAGCAGTTGTTGTTGCGGCTCATAACTGGATTTTACATTAAGGAGGGAATATGCCAAGAGGTAAAGGATATGGTATGGGTATGCGATCCAAACCAATGAAAAAAAAGAAATCCAAAAAAGCTAAAAAGAAAAAATAATGGTAAAGGTGGCATCTATAAAAAACATTGTCAAAGGTCTAAAACCAGGTCAGAAAAAAACAATGAACAAACACGCAAGACATCATTCGTTGAAACACATGCGTTCTATGGCTAGAGCAATGAAAAAAGGTGCCACTTTCAATCAAGCACATACTCGTGCTATGAGATCAGTAGGTAAATGAGTTCTGGATTTACTACTACTGCGACAATATCTGAATTAATTGATAAAAGACCTATAAAACGTGGTCGTAGAAAAAATAGGACTAAATACTCTAAAAAGATAGTGCAGAAAGGCTCATATAGAGCCTCTCAGACACTTTTAAGGGTAAAAGGTACCTAATACCCCCAAATCTCTTTCCTTGCCTTTACAAGAGCTTCTTCTCGCCAAATCCAATCATCTGGGTTTGGAACAAGTGTATTTTTAACATCATCAAGAGTATTTACTGATTTAAGGTAGTTTCCCATAGCACAAACAATCTGCTCACATACTTTGAATGGTGTATCATAGTCATCAATGCTAAAATCATAAAAATCTGCACCTGTTTTTTTACCAACTAAATACCATAATTTTTGATTTGCATTAGTGCCTTTTTGATAAATTGATTGTTGCATGGCATGAGCCATAGATACCCCAGATGGTTTTCTACCTGTAGTTTTTAAATCAATATAAAAATCTTCTTTTGTATTTTTATCTTCAAATTTAAAATCAGTATAACCAATCAAAGGTATGCCTTGAATATCAATCTCGATCTTTTCTTGATATCCTGTAAGATTCCATGTCAGAGATTTATCTTTAAATTCTTCAATCCCTCTAAAAAAAAGAAAATTTAATTTTTCTTTTTCATCTTGAGTTTTAGGATCGTTAAATCTTTTGACGTTAGCATCAAACTCCTCATGCATTTTAACAATAGCAACTTCATGATCTAGTCCATTCAATACCATGTTTAAACCAGATTCTACTGCTTTGCCTCGTTCTGCTGCCGCAGAAGATGGAAACTCATACCCAAATATTCTGCGTAATGCCCATCGCTCTCTATTGAAAGCGAAGTCTGTTATTTGACTGAATGACAAGGGTAAAATACTTTTAACACCCTCGGCATCAAACTTCTTAAAATGTTCAATCACTTTTCCTCCATAACTTCTTTTATTAAAGATTTTATATCATTTTTAGTTATATGACTCGCCTCATTTTGAAAGACTCTAAAAAAATGATCAAGGTGCATATCTCCAAATCTAATCCATTCTTCTTTTGATCTTGAGTAATGCGTTTGATCTAAAAATTCTAGAGTATCAACTGCAATAGCACGACCATCAATCGTGCTTTGTATTTTTATTGCTTGATCTAAAGTCATAATAAATCCTTATAGTTTTCGGTATGATTGATGTTGTTATCAAGTTCTATAATCAATTCTTTACATTTTTCGTAGATGTTACTCTCTTTACCGAATCGTTTGATATAATGTTCAAGACCAAATTTAGTAAGTTGCATAGTTTTGATATCTTCATTGTGTTTATCAAAGGCTCTCATCTTATCTAAATCCAACCCATCTTCCATATCAGCGATTTGTTGATCACTAATATTGAAATACTCTTTATCTTTTATGCTCATGATTACTCCATTAGTGAGTACTCGGCAAAAGTTTTACCTTTTCGAGTAACATTTGTTGTTATGATTGCATTACCCTGTTGTCGTAAATCAAGTATTCTTGCACTTAATCTGAAACAACCAAACTTTTCTAATGCTTGTAAAGGGTTTAACTTTTTACCAGATTTTAAATAATCTAGTATTCTTGTGTTTTGACTAGCCATGTATAACTCCTTTCTATAAGTTTCTTTTGACTAACTCTCTTTCATTGACGACTTTAGTTCTTAAGTCTTCTCTGAAAGTTTTGTAAGTTTCGTATCTAATTTTAGAACGATTCCTACTTTTTAAGGTTTTGCCGTATCTGTCAGCAAAGTCCTTAAATCTTTTATCCGAATAAATATGTGCATTTAATTCAGAAGTATTTTTATAACTCGTATTCTGAGAATAATATACCGTTAATTCTGCTACTAACATTTTTTCTTCTTTTTTCATTAAATCGACTGCTGTATCTTCATCAGCATAAACTAATCCTAATTGCTCTTGTTGATGTGATAATTTATTTGGCTCAAAATCTAGTGAATATATATCACTCATCTTCTTCAAACTCCTTTTCTGCTATTTTATTTTTTAATTTTATTTTTAATTCTTCATTAAAAAACTTATCTCTTTCGGCTATCATGTGGCATGGACGACACAATGGTATGAGATTATCAATAGTGTTTCTTAAATTTTTTTTACTTCCTCCAAAACCACGAGGAACTAGGTGGTGGATATCAACTGCTATTTGCATATTGCAACCCCAACACATGGGGACATCTTGACCTCGATATCCCCAATAATCACTAAAGATTTTTTTGTAGTTTTTACTTATTTTTGAGGAACTCATCAAATGCCTTTACTGCATTTTTAGTTAAGTCCTCAATGTGATCAACACTAAAATGACCACTACCCATTGAACGACCAACAACTCCTGTTACAAATATGTCCATTCTCTGACGAGTTTGTACATCAGTGATTTTCATAGTACCATTTGTAACTGTGCTTGTGGTTTGTGATGTTTGTACTTGGTTTATATCATCATCAAAGTTTGGTGGTGCTGATATAGAAACATCTTTCACATTGGTGTATTGATTACCATTTGCTGAAGTTTTAGTATTTACTTCAGTATAGTCGATGGCATCGCCTTTCTGTGGCATTGGATTTAAAACTGATCCTCTAGCATATAATCTAGTACCATCAATTAAATCTATTGCGTAGTTGGGTGCACCATCTTTAGTATTATCGAAGCATTTATCTACGATTGCTACCATATTTTCCTCCTATATTATTATTATTTGTTAAGAACATTATAGCCTCTTCCCTCTAAACAATTATTAATCAAATCCTGTTTAGTATTTAATTTGGGCGAAAGCCATAATACTCGCCAACGAAGTTTATTATAAACTACTTTACTAGTATCGACTACCTTATTGGTATGATCGTCAACTAAAGCAACGCATGTATAATAATCATCATGATATCGCTCGGCATTCCCCTCAATATTAGCCGAGCTCTTGCCTCTACTATCTACTATTGGTGCGGTGCTACAACTTGCAAGGAACAGTATAGCACCACATATTAGAAGCAAAGCTATTGATACTCTAAAGAAATTTTTAAATCCACTTTTTTCTTTAGGCATAATTCTAGTAATTCTATAGAGAGGTGTTTTATCCTTATCCATAGAATATCCGATTACTTCCCTACGTTCATAGCCATAGGGAAATAATTTATTTTTTTTATTTTTCATTACTACTCCATAAAGGATCAGTGATGTCGTCATCTTTCATCAAAGTTTCTTTTTTTTTACATTCTTCAAAAGATTTAGAAATAAAATATTTATCTCTTTCAATACCTAAACCGAATCGTCCTTTGAACTCTGATAATTCATCAAGACTAACATATCCTAGTTCTTCTTCATGAATACAACACAATCCAAAAGCAACATTTGTTTCTGGATCAAGTTCAGATAAATACCATGTACCGACACCTGTTGGATTAAAAAGTTTTACCTCTGCTTTAAACTCTTTTGTACCATCTTGTGCTTTATGGTTTTTTATTAATTTATTTTTTTGTGCTTGGGTAAGTAATAACATTATTTGCCTCCTTATTATTATTGATTACTTTACTACTCATTACTTCGTTACCACTGTTATCAAAAACAGCAGTATCGTTATTTAAAAAAGTTAATTTAAAATAATAATTAACTTTACCATTTTCTATGATTGATATTTTTTGGGTTTTTTTAAATAATTTATGAATCATTTGTTAATCCCAATCTCTCATCATTTACTCCTAAATAAATAATACAACCAAGAGCCTTACCTCGTTTGCTTACAAGTATTCTATTATCATCTTCAAGATAATCGGCTGGGTTAGGTATCTCGCCATGATGAACAATTTTTTTGTTATCATCAACGTAAGAGATTAATGTTTTTTCTGATCGTTCAATAATAAACATAGCATCAGAAAAGTTGTATGAATCAACACCTTTCTTAAAAGTTTTACCTTCAAAAGAAAAAGTTTGAGTGTTTAGGTTATGTGTCATTTTAGCCTCCATTATTATTATTATTATTATTTTTAAAACCTACTTCTTTTTTTGGGTTTTGACTACCATTATCGTCAAAAAATCGTCATAAAAAAAACTCTTAAAAACCTTGATTATTGCTAAAAATCATCATAAAATATGAATATTATTTCTTTTCTTAGGAGTAATTAGCTTCCGTAGTGTATGCCTCCATAGTTTACACTACATATAGGGGGAGTTTTAGGTTAGATTCCCCCTATGACAAAAGAAGCTGATATACAGATCGCCTGTAATTATTTGTTAAATGAATTAGCAGATATCTATATTTTTAGGCATTATCACATAGCCAACGAGGGCAAACGATCAGTAAATTATAGATTTAAACTTGCAAAAATGGGATTTCGTTCTGGTGCACCAGATTTAGTCATTGAATATCCTAATGGTAAACTACTGTATGTAGAGTTAAAAAACGAAAAAGGACAATTATCAAATGCTCAAAAATTATGGAAAGTTCAATCAAGTGCTTTAAATACTCCGCATTTTATTATAAAAGGTAATATTAAAAGTTGTTTGGAGGATTTAGCGAGTATCATAGATAAATATGTCCCACGTCGTCAAAGTTCACAATCAAACATTTATCGTACCAAAAGACCCAAAGGAAGCTGACTCATTTATGGGTTTATGGGTTAAGGCACAAAACAAAGCAATAACAAAAGTAACTGATGAATTTTTAAATAATAATGATTTCTCAGAAGATGATTTTGATTTAAAAGTTGATGAATATACAGTGAAATTTTATAAACAAATGAAATATGGAGGCAATAATGTTTATAGACGAGAGCTCGAAACCTAAAGAAAAACTAAAAGCATGGTATTTATTTACCGAAGATTTTATAGCTGGTACTCAGCATATGACCAACGAGGCATTAGGAATTTATATTAGATTACTATGCTGGAATTGGAATAAAAGATGCAAAGGCATACCAGATGAAAAAGAATTAATTTTTAGAGTTGCTATGGCTTTTAATGAACAAGAACAAAAAACTTGTGCAAAAGTTTTAGGAGAAAATTTTAGATTAATAAATAATTCTCATTGGCAAAACGAAAGACAACTTCAAGAATATTTATATATTACCAAGAAAATTGATAGTTCAAAAGCAAATGGTAAATTAGGTGGTCGTCCAAAAAAACCCAACGATAACCCCCCTACCTCTACCCCTACCCCTACCTCTACTACTACCATATATACAAAGGAGTTCGATAATGTATGGGGAAGATTATACAATAAAAGAGGAAGTAAGTTTAGAGCATACGAGCAATATAAAATAGCAAAAAAAACTACTGATGATGATACTATTGTTATGGGCTATAATAAATTATGCTCTAATACAGAGGAAAAAAAATTTATTCCACATTTTAGTAAATGGTTAAAAGATAAAAGATGGGAAGAAGATATACCAGATAAATACCAAACTTTCGGTGTTGTTAATAGAGATGATGAAAGAATAAAAATGTTTATTGATGCTATTAAGGATAAAAAAGTAACAAGATTTATTAAAGATTATGCTATAAGAAACAAAGATATAATTGATATGGGTATCAGAAAAGGTAAAATAACAAAACAACAAGCCATAGAAGATTTAGGAATGGCAAACGAATACAGGTAATTATGCAAAATATAGAAATAGATAAAATTGTTCCGTACTCAAGAAATCCAAGAAAAAATCAACATGTTGACAAAGTTGCAAGTTCTATAAAAGAGTTTGGTTTTCAACAACCAATAGTGGTAGATAATGAGCATGTTATTATTGTAGGGCATACAAGATACCAAGCGGCGATAAAATTAGGAATGAAAGAAGTCCCGGTAATCATTGCAAATAACTTGTCAAAAAACCAAGTCAAAGCATATCGTATAGCAGATAATCGTGTTGCAGAAGAGTCACAGTGGGATAACGAATTATTAAATCTTGAATTATTAGATTTGCAAAAACAAGAGTTTGATTTGGAAAGTTTAGGATTTGAAACTAATGAACTGAATAGAATATTTAATCAAGATGATCCTTTATTTGTAAGTCCAGAACAATCAGGAATGGAAAGTAATGAGGCAAACATTGAGGATTTTATACCCTCTCAAGTAAGAATGATTCAATTATTTTTAAATTCTGAATCAGAGCCTAAATTTAAAGCTATGATTGAGAATCTTCAAGAAAAATACAATACAAATAATTTGACTGATACTGTGTATAAAGCTATCGAAAATGAGAACAATAGAAGCTAATCCTGTATTATCAGAAGAACAAGTCAGGCAATTACATGGCAACTTTTTAGATGAATCTTATCTGAAATATCCTGTAATAAATAGCGATACTATTGTTAAAAATGAAAAAGGCGAAACATTACTCGTATTTTTAAAAAATGTTATTCCTCAAAAAATTGCTTTAGAGGCATATAAATCATTTAGAAAAGCAACATATTTATCTAATAATCGTGGACAAGCAGCAGGTCCTTTACCACCAGAACTCAAAATGGGCGATAAAATTGATGGTTTAACTGTAGGAAAAGTACAAGGTAATAGATTTTACCCACTCAAAAAAGATGGTACTTTATCAAACTCGCCAAAAGCAAAAGCAGTTTATAGTTCAATCGTAGGTTATGCTGATAGATACTCAAGAATACCATATTGCAGAACAACAGAGTTTACTCGTAAATATTTTGATGAATATAAAAAAACATTACCTTACGTAAAATATATTGGCGATTTATTTGCCAAATACATACCAGATAGATACAAAGCACAAAAAAAGGCATGGGAAGAAACTCATGTAGATTTTAAAATACCTCAAACACCTTTTACTACAATTACAGTAAATAAAAATTTTAGGACTGCCTGTCATTATGATGCTGGAGATTTAAAAGCTGGTTTCGGTAATCTTGGAGTATTACAGGCTGGGGATTATAAAGGTGCTTATACTATAATACCGAAATATGGTGTTGGAGTTGATGTTAGAAGTTGTGATATAGCTTTTTTTGACGTACATGAATTACACGGAAATACTGAAATCAAACCTATCGGAAATGCTGAAAGAATATCAATAGTTGCATATTTTAGAGAAAAAATGACTGAATGTGGTAGTGCCGAAGAAGAACTTGAAAGGATCAAAAATAAATGAATTTTAGAGTAGCAATACCATCAATATCAAGAGCGGAAACTATTACAAAAAAAACATTAAATTACTTAAAACAAACAGATATTGACATGTCAAAAGTGGATATATTTTTGAGTAATCCTAATGAAGAACAAGCATATAGAGAAAATTTAAAAGATTATCCTGTAAATATAATTGTTAGCAACACAAAACACGTCAACACACAACGTAATTTTATTGTAGATTATTACAAGGAAGATGAACTTATATTAGGTATTGATGATGACATTGATTTAGTGGCAATGAAAGTTGATGATAAAAATACAATACAATTAAACAGTTTGACTGAATTTGTAGATAATGCATTTACAATATCACTCGACAAAAAAATAGACATGTGGGGAGTAAATCCTGTAATTAACCCATATTTTATGAAAAATAATGTTACTTTTAATTTAAAATATATTGTTGCTTGTTTTTATGGATGGCGAAATAACCATGATAAAAAAGCATACGTATCAACAAACCCAGAGTATGGTAAAGAAGATTTTGAAAGATCAATAAGATATTACATGGCTGATGGTGGTGTAACTAGATTTAATTATGTTGCACCGAAAACTAAATATTATTCTGAAAAAGGTGGGATACAAAATTATAGAACTGTTGAATATGAAGAAAATGCAGTCAAATGGTTGTTACAAACTTTTCCAATGTTTTGCAAAAGAAATACAAAGTCAAAAGGAAAATATCCCGAAGTTCGTTTAATTGACCAAAGGAAAAAAAAAGTGTAAAAAGTCAAAATTAAGTAAATAATACCTATACTCAGGGGAAAGAGGATTGAATGGACACACAGAAAAAAGTAGGAAGACCTAAAAAAGAACTACCATATTCGTTGGAAGACGTAGAAAAATTAGCAACAATGCAATGTACTCGAGAAGAAATAGCAAACTTCTGTGGAGTGTCAGTAAGTACTCTAAAACGTAATTTTGACCCCCCTATAAAAAAGGGATGGGATAAGGGCAAAAGGTCATTGAGAAGAGCAATGTTTGATAAAGCTATGCGTGGTAATACTACTATGTTGATATGGTTATCTAAAAATTATCTAGGCATGAAAGATAAAATGGAAACATCAGAGGAGAGCGAACCGCTACCATGGAATCCAGATTTGACATAAATGCCATATACAAAGCCACAGGCAGAAGTAATAACAGATAAGTCAAGATTCCGTATATTAATTAGCGGTAGAAGATTTGGTAAAACATTCCTTGCAATTAATGAACTTGCTAGATTTGCAAGGTTTCCAAACAAAAAAGTATGGTATGTAGCACCTACTTATAGACAAGCTAAATCAATATGTTGGACTGAACTTGTACAAAGGTTACGAGCTCACAAGTGGATTGAAGATATTAATAATTCTGATTTGACAGTTACATTAAGGAATAAATCAAAAATATCCTTACGTGGTGCTGATAATGAAAACAGTTTGCGTGGAGTTGGATTAGATTTTTTAGTTATGGACGAGTTTAGCGACATTAATCCTGTAGCATGGTACGAAGTATTAAGACCAACATTAAGTGACACGCAAGGGCATGCACTATTTTGTGGTACACCACGTGGTTTTGGTAACTGGTCGTATGATTTATTTACTAAAGGACAATCTGATAAAGAATGGAAAAGTTTTAAATATACTACGTTAGAGGGTATGCAAGTACCACCAGAAGAAATAGAACAAGCAAAAGATGATTTAGACGAAAGAACTTTTCAGCAAGAATATTTAGCATCATTCGTAAATTATTCTGGAATGATTTACTATAATTTTGATAGAAATAAAAATTTAATTGAAAGATTTAAAAATAAAATTTTAACATTGCATATTGGTTTAGATTTTAATGTCGATCCAATGTGTGCTGTTGTTTGCGTTATAGAAAAAGATAAGATATATGTTATAGATGAAATACAAATATGGTCATCAAATACAAATGAAATGGTTGATGAAATAAAACAAAGGTATAAAAAAAATATTGTGATTTACCCAGACCCAAGTGCTAGACAAAGAAAAACTTCTGCTGGTGGCTTGACTGATTTGGCTATTTTAAAAAATGCTGGTTTTGAAGTTAAGTGTAAAAATTCAGCACCATTAGTTAGAGATAGAATAAATTCTGTAAATGCTAAATTAAAAAATGCAAAAGGACTACATACTTTGTTTATTTTAAATTCTTGTAAAAATGTGATAAAAAGCATAGAAAGACAAATATACAAAGAGGGAACACATGTGCCTGATAAAGATAGTGGCTATGACCATTTTAATGATGCGTTAGGATACATGATAGAGTATAATTTTCCTTTACGTAGGGATTTTAAACCAAACCCTCCAACGAGGTGGAGTTGATGGACAGTAAAACATTAAAAGCAAAGCACCCATTGTGGCATGCAAATATTTCTAATTGGGAATTTTATATACGTAGTTATTTAGGTGGCAACGATTATAAGAATGGATATTATTTACATAGATATATTTTAGAAACTCCAGAAGAGTACGATCAAAGAATTAGACACACACCTGTTGACAATCATTGTAAAAACGTAGTTCAAATTTATACAAGTTTTTTATGGCGAGTACCACCTACTAGAGATTATGGAACATTAGATGGCGATCAACAACTTGAATCTTTTTTAGTTGATGCTGATTTGGATGGCAGATCATTTGATACTGTTATGAGAGAAGTACAAATGAATGCAAGTATATATGGTAACTGTTGGGTAGTTATTGATAAGCCACAAACAAATTTAAAAACTAGAGCAGAAGAATTATCACAAGACATTAGACCTTACATGTCAATTTATACTCCAGAAAATGTTGTTAATTGGAATTATAAAAGAGCATCAAGCGGAAGATTCTATTTAGATTTTTTAGTTATAGTTGAAGATATAAACCATGAAAGAGCAATATTAAAAGTTTTCACAGAAGAAACAATAGCAACATACGAAGTACCAGATTACGATAAAGAATATGCTGATGGCGATGCAAGATTAATTGAAGAAATAGCAAATCCAATTGGTAAGATTCCAGCAGTCAATGTTTATAATTTGCGAGGTGCTAAACGACCTATTGGTATTAGTGATTTAGCAGATGTTGCATTTTTGCAACAATCTATTTACAATGACTATTCTGAAAAAGAACAATTAATTAGATTAGCGAATCACCCAAGTTTAGTTAAAACACCAAATGTAGAAGCAAGTGCTGGTGCTGGTAGTATTATAGAAATGCCAGATGATTTAGAGCCAAGTTTAAAACCATATATTATTCAACCGAGCGGACAAAATTTAGATGGTATTATGAAATGTATTCAAAATAAAATTGATGCGATTGATAGGATTACTCACATGGGTTCTGTTAGAGCAACAAGTGGACAGATTGCAAGTGGTATAGCATTACAAACAGAGTTTCAATTATTGAATGCAAGGTTATCAGAAAAGGCAGATTATTTAGAAAATGCAGAAGAACATATTTGGACATTGTTTTCAACATGGCAAGACAAAGAATGGGACGGTAAAGTAGATTACCCAGATACATTTGATATAAGAGATTGGGCAAATGATTTACAGTTTTTACAAATGGCAAAAGCTAGTGGCATTAGATCAGAAACTTTTAACAAAGAACTTGATAAACAAATCGCAGAAGCAGTAATAGATGATAATGATGTTATTAAAACTATTAATGATGAGATTGATAGTACAAGAACTGTAAGAGGACAATTTACAACAACAGAAGTTGAAGGACAAACACCAGATGGCGAAGAAACGGAAAGTTAAAAAAGATAAAAAAACTAAAATACCATCAAAGTATTTAGAGGGATTATCTGGTTCTAAAAGAAAATCAAGAGCATCTTTGTTAAATCGAATGTCATCAATTTATAAAAGTGGTGGACGTATCCCCATGAGTTTATTAAAACGTAGGACAAAAATATAATGGCTAAAAAATTTAGAAAAGCATTATCTGCTAGTACAGTTAGAACTTTAAAAGCTAAAGCAAAAAAATCTAAATTATTTAATTTTGCAGATTTAAAAGCATCTTATCGTAGAGGGCAAGGTGCATTTTTGAGTAGCGGTTCAAGACCACGTATCGGTATGGCTCAATGGTCGATGGCACGTGTTAATAAATTAATTAGTCGTGGTCGTAGTGGTACATTTGATAAAGACTTAATTTTAAGAGCATCAAAACGTAAAAGAAGAAAAAAATAATGGCAAAGTATCAAGGTAGGGCAGTCAAACTTGGTAAACCTTTTCGTACACCTGGGCAATCTAAAAAGTTTGCAGTATTTGTAAGAGATAAAAAAACTAAAAATGTTAAAAAAGTAAGATTCGGCGACCCGGGAATGAAAATCAAATCTAACATACCCTCAAGGAAACGTAGCTTTATGGCACGTATGGGTGGAGTTTTAAAAAAGGTTAGAGGGCAAAAGAGTTTGAGTCCTGCATTTTGGAGTTTGTATGCTTGGCGAAACAGTATTAAATGAGCCGAATATTAGATCAATTAGCTGATCAACACGAAGAACGAATAATTAACACACTATATCGTTTAGAAGATGATATTATCAAAGAAGTTACTTTAGCAACAGGAGGCAATCTTGATGTTGAAACTAGATTAGCCATTCAATTACAACCCAAGTTAAGAGCGGCGATTGAAAATACTTTTTTAGAAGAAGCTGATTTAATTATAAACGAGGAATACAATAAAATTGCAAAAGAAGTATTAGATACTTTTGGGGAAATGCCTATACCAGATAGATTTAAAAATCTTACACAAGTTGATTTAGCTACAATTAACTCACTTAAAACACAGGTGTTTCAAGGTTTTGAAGATATTGCTGAAAGATTCTTAAAAGTTATAAATGACGAAGTATATCAAAGCATCATAGCTGGGCGACCTTTTGAAGATATGGTATCAAACATAAGAGCACACATTAATGGTGTTTATCAGAAATCAAATATTACAGAAATTAATGATTTAGTTGATTTTATTAATGAAAATAAATTTAATGCAAGAATGAAAGCACAAGTAGAAGAAGCAGTAAGAAAACTACATACTCAATATGCCGCTGACCGATCTGGTAATAATCTAAGAAGATATGCTGGTCAAATAGCACATGATTCAGTTATGCAGTTTCATGGTCAATTTACAGTTAAAAAAGCAAAAGATAGTGGATTGAATCATTTTAGATATACAGGCACACTTGTACGTGACTCTAGACCTTTTTGTATTAATATGGTAAATAAAACCTTTACCGAAAAAGAAGTTCGGGATATTTGGAACTCGAGATCGTGGGCTGGTAAATCTACAGGCGATCCGTTTATTGTTCGTGGTGGATATAGATGCCGACACACTTGGATTCCGACTAACCCAGAATGGAACATATAACAGGGAGAAATAAATGGCAGAAGAAAACCAAGTAGAACAAACTACGCAACCAGATGTTTCACGTGAAACAACTGAAACTAAAACAGAAGAAACAAAGCCACAAGTAAATGGTAATACTTTTTCTGAAGATGACGTAAATAACATCGTCAAACAAAGACTAGCAAAAGAAAGAGCATCAATTTACAAAAAATTAGATGTTGATGATTTAGATACTGCAATAAATGCAGTCAAACAAAGCCGAGATGCAGAGGAAAAAGAAAAAATTAAAAAAGGCGAGTTTGAACAGATACTCAAAGAAAAATCAGAAGAGTATGGAAAAAAAATTAGTGGTCTTGAAAGTGAACTCAAAGATATAAAAATAAATAGAGCATTACTTTCATCAGCTTCAAAAAATCGTGCTATCAATCCAGAACAAGTAGTTTCATTATTGCAATCAAACATGAGATTGAATGATACAGGCAATGTTGAAATCCTTGATAAAAATGGTATAACACGATATAACAGTAAGGGGGAACTTTTAACTACTGACGAGTTAGTTAATGAGTTTTTAACACAGAACCCTCACTTTGTTACTGCTACTCCAAGTGGTAGTGGCTCGGTGTCAAATGTGGATAGGACAGAGCTCAATAAACCTTTCAATTTGAGTGATATAGATATGAACAATCCTGCGGATAAGAAAAAATATGCAGAGTACAGAAAGCAAAGAGATTCTATGCCGACTAAGATTGTTCTAAACAAGTAACCATTACAAAGGAGTAATTAAATGGCTAACGAAACAACAAGTAGCACGATATCAGAACTATATACTGAAATCGTTGCTGAAGCATTGTTCGTTGCAAGCGAACAATCTATAATGAGAGGTCTAGTCCGAAACTACAGCATAGCTGGTGGTGGTAAATCAGTAGAAGTACCGATTTATGCAACAGTATCAGCTGGTGCAGTAAATGAAGCATCAGATCTTTCAAACACAGCAGTCAACCCATCATCTGTTACTATAACAGCATCAGAAGTTGGTATCATGACTACACTTACAGACCTTGCTAGAAACTCAGCATCAAGAAATGTTGCGGCAGATATCGGAAGATTATTCGGAGAATCTATTGCTACAAAAATTGATACTGATCTTGCGGCATTGTTTTCTGGATTCTCTACAGAAAAGGGTCCCGGAGCTGGTGCTGAAATTACAGTGCAAGATTTATTCGAGTGTGCAGCTGAACTAAAAACTAACAAAGCACCTGGTCCATACTTTGGTGTTTTTCATCCGAAACAAATTTTTAATGTCAAAAAATCTTTGACTAATACTTTTGTTGGTAGAGATACAGAGCTTTCTAACGAAGCTATGAGAACAGGATTTGTCGGCAATGTTGCTGGAATACAAATCTTTGAAAGTTCAAACATAGCAGTTGATGGTTCTGATGATTCTGTCGGAGGTGTTTTCTCTCAAGATGCTTTAGGTTTAGCAATGATGCAAGACCTTAAGATAGAAACTCAGCGAGATGCCTCGCTTCGTGCGGACGAGATAGTCGCCACAGCCGTGTTTGGTGTAGGTGAGCTACATGATTCATACGGAGTAAAAATAACTGCTGATACATTGGCAGCTTAATAAACTTTAAATTATGGGGTGGTCAATCCACCCCATATTTGATATAAAAAATTATGACAATAGAAACAGTAAAACTTAAAAATAACAAAGGCGATGTTATCGAAAGAAAAAAAGTTGACTACGAAAATAATATTGAAAGATTTAATATGCGTGGTTGGTTTTTAGATGATGGTAAAACTGCAAAAGCAAAAGTAGAAAAACCTGTTAATGTCCCAAAAAAAGTTGTTAAAAAAGTTGTAAAAAAGAAAAATAAAAAATAATGGCAACGTCAGAGTTTGCAGTTGCGAATACTAATTTGCAAAAGATTCAACCAGATATTTTAGGATTTGGTATTACAGACTTTGGCGATCAATTACAATTTGCAGAAAATGATGTTCTTCGTAGAATTAGAGAAGAATGGTGGGAAAGATATAGACATCAAGTAAGATACAAAGACATTACAAAAGTTACTTCAGTTGAAATTACTAATAGCAAACTTACTAACTCACAATGGACTCAATCTGTTGTATATTTAGCATTATGGAAATACATTTACCCAATACTTACTAAATGGCGTGATCCAGACACTGGCGAGGGCAAAGATACTTTTCAAGTTCAAATAGATTTTTATAGGGACAGATACGAAGAAGAGTTCCAAGCTATACTTAGGGACGGGGTAGAATACGACGAAGATGGTGGGGGTACGGTATCTGATAGTGAAAAGGAACCATTGCATAGCTTACGATTGGTAAGGTAATGGAACTAAAAATAAAAGCTAACACTTTACAAGTAAAAAATTTTTTAAAAGGTATAACTAGAAAACAATTATCTGCTACGCAAAAAAGTTTGAATAGAGTTTCAAATATGGCAGTATTAATGATTACTAAAAGAACTCAATCTGGTAGTTTGCCTGATGGTGGCAAAATGTTGCCTTATGCAAAATCTACTAAAAAGGCTAGAGAAGATAGAGGAAGACAAACAGGGTTTGTAGATTTAACAGATACAGGAAAAATGTTTAGAAGTTTAGATTTTAAACAAAGAGGAACTACAAATACATTATTTTTTTCAAATAAAGAAAGAGAAAAGATTGCGGCACAACATGATTTTTTTGGAGTAGGTAAAAGAAAAACAGTCAGACCTTTTTTTTCAATAGGTAATAGTGAAGAAGAAAAATTAAAAAATGAGTTTGCAAAATTTTATTTTAGTGCGGTAGGCTTATGAGTAAAAGAGAAAACATTGCTAATGATATAATTACAAAACTTGATGCAGTTACAAGTCCTATTGAGTTTAAAAAATTAACAAGAGAACCATTTGAAGTGGAAGAATTAAGCGATGCTCAATTCCCAGCTATGTTTATACAATCTGGCGAAGAAACTAGAGAACCAGCTTCTATAGGTGCAACAGGCTCTGGAACATATATGGGAACTATAGATTTTCTTATAGTTGCATTTGGTAAGGGTACATCTGCTAATATTGATACAGTCAGAAATCAAATTATTGAAGTAGTTGAAGAAACTCTTGATAATGATATAACAAGAAATGGAAATGCATTAGATACACAAATTATTTCTGCAAATTCTGATGAGGGTCAAATTTACCCTTATGGTGGTGTAAGAATAACAGTGCGTGTAATGTATGAATTTACAAGGGGGACTGCATAATGGCAAAAGATGTAAATATGAAAAAGGGCGATAGTATGATAACAGTATCCCAAGATTTTGTAGAACATTATACAAAACTTGGTTATCAAACTTTAGATAACAAAAAAAATATTTCAGTTGCAAAGGAAACTGAAAAGATTATAAAAGAAATTAAAAAGACAAAGGAGTAAAATATGGCAACACATCATGGTAAAGACGCAGTAGTTCATGTTGGTGGAACTAGTATTGGTAAAGCGACTGGATTTACTGTTGATACAACACACGATATTGTAGAGGATACTGCTTTAGGTAATTCTATGAAATCATATGTAGTTGGTAGAGGAACATTCACAGCATCTATTGATATGAATTTTGATGATGATGATACTGCTCAAGGTACATTAGTTCAAGGCTCAAGTTTAAGTTTTGAATTTATGCCAGAGGGTTCTGGTTCAGGTGAGCAAAAATTATCTGGAACAGGTATCGTTACAGGAATGTCAGTTGGTGTAACTCTTGATGGTGTAACTACAAGAACAGTTACAGTTCAAGGTAATGGTGGTCTAACTATCGGCACTGTATAATTTAATTTATGGCTGATGAAAAAATAGATTATTTTGAAGGTATTAGAGATCATTTTAATACACAAGAAACAAAAATAATTGAAGTACCAGAATGGGGTTTAGTCGGCGATAAAGCTATACATACAAAACCTTTTAATATGCAAGAAAAGGCAAAAATATTTAAAGGTGCTACGACTACTGATTTGATAGTTTTAATTGATGTTATTATTGAAAAAGCATTAACTAAAGATGGCGATAAGATGTTTAATGCTGGTCATATCTTATCATTTAAAACAAAAGCCGATACTAATGTAATTGCTGACGTAGCAACTAAGATAATGGGAACACAAGATACCAATATCGTAGAAGCAAAAAAAAACTAAAAAATAACGTAGAACTCCATAATATATTTGCTTTAGGCGAGAAACTGCACAAAACAGTTTCAGAAATCTTGCAAATGTCGGTCGTTGAGTTTAATATGTGGTTAGCATATTTTAATCTTCAAAATGAAGAACGAGATAGACAAGAACGAATTGCAAAGATGAAAAAATAAATGGCTACAAAAAAAGTAAATATAGATATTATCGCTAAAGATAAAACTCGTATGGCAATGCAAACTGCCACTAAAGGAGTTAACAATCTTAAAAATTCTGTATTTAATTTAAAAGTTGCTTTCGCCGCATTAGGTGGTGGGATTGTTGCAAGATCTTTTATAAATACTGCAAGAGATATTGAAAGATTACAAGTAAGATTAAAATTTTTATTTGGTAGTGTAGATGAAGGTGCAAAGGCTTTCGATAAGATGGCCAAATTTGCAAGTAAAGTTCCATTCTCATTAAATGAAATACAACAAGGTGCTGGTGTATTATCAGTAGTTTCTAAAGATGCAGATGAACTTGCAAAGATTATGGAAATCACTGGTAATGTTGCGGCAGTTACAGGATTAGATTTTAGAACTACATCAGAACAAATTCAAAGATCATTATCAGCTGGTATTAGTGCGGCAGATTTATTTAGAGAAAGAGGTGTTAGAGATTTATTAGGGTTCAAAGCTGGTGCTACTGTTACAGCAGAAGAAACAGCAGAAGCATTTGAAAGAGTCTTTGGTCCTGGTGGTAGGTTTGGTAAAGCAACAAATGATTTAGCAAAAACCTTTGATGGTGTTTTATCAATGATTGGCGATAAAATATTTTTATTTAAAAAAGCTACTATGGAAGCTGGTGCATTTGACTTCTTAAAATCTAATTTAATAGCAGTAGAAAATATTTTACAAAAAAACTTTGGTTCATTAGAGAAAGCGGCAGAATCATTTAGTGAAGCATTAGTAACTGCATTAAGAAAAATAATGTTAGGAACTGCAAGAGTTCTTGACATGATGAAACCTATATTTGATTTTTTTGCAGATTCAGTAAGAAATTTATTTTCTTTTATAAATATGCTTCCTCCTGAAATGAGAGCTATGGGTATTATAGGTTTTTTAATGTTAGGAAGTAAAACAAAATTATTAATCATAGCGATCGGTTCATTATTTGATGATATTAAAAATGCAATAAATGTTGGTTTAAAAAAACTTGGATTAGATTTAATTGATTTCGGAGGAATAACTGAAAGCACTGCGGAAATGATAAAAAAGTTTTTTAGTGCAGAAGATATTGATGTTTCAAAATTAAAAAGTGCTTTAGATACTGTAATTATAGGTACAGGACACATGGAACAATCCATGATCGATTATTTAGCAAAAGTTGATGAATTGATGAAACAAGAGGCAAGAGCAGATGAAGAATTAGCAAAATTTGCTCACTTACGAAAGTTAAGACAAATAGAAGCTCAAGATCAGTTAAAAAAAGAAAGAGATGAAGTTGGTATGTTAGAAAAAGCATACGAAGGATTTAGAGAGGGATTTGGAGAAGCTATGAAAAATGCTTCTGACGTAACTAAAAACTTTGAGCAAATAGGTAAAAACGCATTTAAGAATGTTACTGATGCTCTTACAAATTTTGTAATGACAGGAAAGCTATCAATAGAAGATTTAGCAAGAACTATTATAAAACAAATAGTAAATGCTTTAGTTGGCTCTGTGGTAAGTTCAGCTATGAAAAAAGCAAAAGAAATGTTTAAAATGGACGCAATTAAAAAAGCATTAATTAGTGTTTATGAGGGTGCTTTAAAAACTTTTGCATCTATACCTTTTCCATTTAACATTGCGGCAGTTGGTGCGTCACTTGCTTTTGGTATGGGATTAGTTAATAAAATAAAAGGTTTTGAAAAAGGTGGACGTCCAGCAGTTGGTCAGCCTGCGATAGTTGGGGAAGCTGGTCCAGAATTATTTATACCAGATCAAGCTGGTACTGTTGTGCCAAATAATCAATTAGGTGGTGGAAAACCTGTAACAGTAAATTTTAATATTAATACTGTTGATGCTAGAGGATTCAATGAATTATTAGTAAACAGTAGAGGTGTTTTAGTAAATATTATCAATTCAGCAGTTAATGAAAAAGGAAAGATGGCGGTAATTTAATATGAGTGGAGCTTTACCAAATACAAATTTTAACGCAATTAATTTTAAGAATACTCAAAAGACTTTATTTAGTGAAACTGATAGTGGCAAAACATTTAGGAGGCAAGTTCAAGGGCAAAGGTTTAGTTTTACAGTTTCATATCCTCCTATGAAAAGGTCGGAGTTTGCACCGATCATGGCATTTATAATGAAACAAAGATCGCAGAAAGAAAATTTTACAGTTACTTTACCAAGTTATTTTAATGCACAAGGTAATGAAACAGGCACTTTGTTAGTGAATGGTGCACACTCCTCGGCTGATACTACGATTGCCATTGATGGGTTTGCTAGTGATGGTGCTGGCAGATTAAAAGCTGGTGATATAATAAAATTTGCACATGATAAAGTATATATGGTGGTAGCAGATGTAACTTCCTCTTCAAATGCGGCGACTGTAACTATTGAGCCACCATTAAGAACTGCTTTATCTGACGATAGTTCAGTCACATACGATTCAGTACCTTTTACTGTACATTTGACTAGTGATGTACAAGAGTTTGAAACAACTCAAAATGATAATGACGGAAACCTTTTATTCCGATATGAGTTTGATGTTATTGAAAGTTTATAATGGCAAGAGGATTATCGAGTTCGGTAAAAACACAATTATCAACAGGAATTATTGATCCTGTAATTTTAATAGAAATAGGTTTTGCAACGCCGATATATTTAACAAATGCAAGTTTTGATTTAACATCTAGTGTATCAGGAACATCAAGAACTTATCTATCAAATGGTCATCTTCGTAGTATCACAGGAGTAAGTGAAACTAATCAACCTACAAAAAATTCTTTATCATTAAGTTTATCAGCAGTTGATCAAACTTATGTCTCAATCGCACTTAGTGAAAATATAATCAATGATGATGTTTATATTTATAGAGGATATTTAGACAATAATAATGATTTAATTAATGATCCTTTTTTACTATTTTATGGAACGATAGATGAATATAAAATTAGTGATAATACTACTACTGCAAATTTAATTATGACTGTAACATCACATTGGGGTAACTTTGGAAAAACAAGTGGTCGTACAACCACAGATAATTCACAACAAAGATTTTTTAGTAGTGATAAGGGAATGGAGTTTGCCGCACTTACTGTAAAAGATATTAGATGGGGTAGAGAATGACAAGTATTCATTTATATCAAGCACAAAAAAAAGATATAACTGATCTGCATGATTTACTTAAAGATTATAAAGAAAAAGATTTAACAGATTGTAATTTTCCAGAAGTTGATACTGTAAAATTAAATCAATATCTAAATAACTTTTTAAAAAATGGAAAAATTATTTGTATAAAGGATTTAGATAGAGATAAAATAGTAGGTTGTTGTATTTTTAATAAATCTGAATATTGGTTTAGCAAACAAAAAATTATGATAATTCAAATGATTTATATTCAAGAAAAATTTAGAAATTATAAATTAGTAAAACAATTAGTTGATATGATTAAAAAAGTTTCTGATAATAATCCGATAGTATTATCTATCACATCTAAATTAGACATTGATCCTGTTTTTGAAAGATTAGGTTTTGAAAACATGGGTAGCAATTGGAGGTTAATCTAATGGGTGGTTGGAATCCTGTTGAAGATATTATTGATTTCATTGAAGATGTCGTTGACGTAATTGTTGATATCGTTGAAGATGTTATCGGTTGGTTAAATCCTATTCCCGAAATACCAGATTTTGGAGATAATCAATCTGATCGAAATGCAAAAGGAGTATTAGTAAATAAATTTAGTGCAAATGCACATATACCTATTGTTTATGGAACAAGAAAAGTAGGAGGAAATGTAGTTTTTCTTGAAACAAGTGGAACAGATAATGAATTTTTATACATGGCTCTTATCGTATCAGAGGGCGAAATAGATGATATTACTAAAATTTTTGTTAATGATAACGAAGTTACATTTGATGGCGATATAGCTGACAATACTCAAAGAAGTGTTGCAAGTTCTGATGCAAATTATTTCAAAGCACCAGATGATGATTCAAGTGCAGAAAGTTTGATAACAATAGAGCCACATTATGGCACTGATAGTCAAAGTGCTTCAAGTTTGTTATCTGGTTTATCTTCATGGACATCTAATCATAGATTAAGAGGACTTGCTTATATAGCATTAAAATTCAAATGGAATGGCGATGCTTTTGGTTCTTTACCAACCGTAAATGCAATAGTAAAAGGCAGAAAAGTTTATAATCCTAATTTAGATAGCACAATTACAGGAGGAAGTGGTAGTCATAGAAAAGATGATTCAACGACTTGGGAATATTCTGATAATGGTATTTATCAATTATTAGATTATTTAAGAAACGAAAGATTTGGAATGGGAATAGCAAATAGTTATTTTGATTCTAATTTTGCAGATTGGCAAGTAGCTGGTGATGTTTGTGACACGAATATAACACCTTTCTCTGGTGCAAGTCAGATTGATTTAATGGATAGCCACCCTGTTGTAGATACATCAAAAAAAGCCATAGATAATGTAAAAGACTTTGTAAGGGGAACAAGATCATTTTTAAATTTTAGTGGTGGTAAATATCAAATATTAGTTGAATCTTCTGGATCAGCTTCAATTACTCTTACAGAAGATAATATAATTGGAGGAATACAAGTTAGCAGTAAAAATAAAAATTCACGTTATAATCGTGTAATAGTTAATTTTACAAACCCAGATAAAAATTTTCAATCAGATACTGCTCAGTTTCCTCCTGTTGATGAAACAGGATTAGCAAGTGCTGATACATTTTCAAATATGAAAACTGCTGATGGAGGATTAACACTTGAAGGTCGTTTTGATTTTGCAATGTTAACAAATCCACATCAAGCACAAGAAATGGCAGAAATAATTTTACGACGATCAAGAACAAGTTTAGATATTAATATTAAAACAGATGCAACAGCTTTAGATTTAAGCATAGGCGATATTGTTAATGTAACACACGCAACACCAAGTTTTTCTGCTAAACCTTTTCGTGTTCAAGGAATGACTATAAATACAGATCACACTATCACTTTACAATGTTCTGAACATCAAGATAGTTACTACACATTTGGTACACAAGTTGCACCAGCGTCTATACCAGATACTACTTTACCTAACCCATTCACTGTACAACCACCAGCAAGTATTTCATTAGATGATGAATTAA